AGGTAACAGTGCCGCCTCCGGCGTTGCCAACGCCAGACACAGTGTAGTTCGTGGTAATGGTCTGAGTTGTTTCAGCACCAGTCGAGTTGTTCCGCAAAACAACCGTGATGTCGTCTTCGTCAAATATCTTGAACGTGTACGAAAACGCGGTGGTGCTGCCATCACCCGAATAACTGTTCTTAGTTGTGGTACTGCTAACTGTCATATTTAACTCCTAGCATATATATACAGCATTTTACTAAACTACTCAATCTTAGCTTGTTCTGGTAAACCTTCTACCATTTGGTTGAGTATGTTCTTTATTCCGATTGCGTTTTGGAATGGCAGCAAAGAGTTCAAAGCCCGTTGCTGACCGCGTGACCACTGATAGTCCGGATTAAGTATAGAACGTGCGCCACCCTGGATTACTTTACCCATAGTGTCTAACTGGTTAACTATTGGTGCGCCAGACAAGAAACCTGTGGCAAGACCTGTGCTTCGCTTGTAGGAGAACATAGGCTCGTAGCCAGTTGCCCACGCAAGGGTATCTGCGGCTGAAGGAAATAAGGCTGCCCAAGAACTACGGGCAAATGCGTTTTTCCCTATTTCTTCTACGCTAAGTCTTTCCTTTAAAAATTCGGCTTTATCTTCACGACCCAAAGCATTGACGTGCATCTGTGCCGTGTACGCCAAACCACCATAGAATGTTGACCACATCATTGCTTGATACGCAGCAAAGTCATTTCTTTTGATGTTGTGCAGAAATTGCTTTGAATGCGAAACAAGCATAAATGCACGGAACTGAGTAAATATTTTACCCATAGTGCTAGTCATATGGATGTTCAGGTTACCCACATCGTTTTGCTGGATGCTTTGCCTTGTCCATCTAGCAACAGCATATGCAAAAGCATCTCTAGCCTCAATGTCATCCCACTCTGTCATGTTAATTGCTTTTACCTTGCGGCTGCGCAAAAACATTGACGGGTTCGTCACTGCATGTTGTTGAATTTGCTGTACAACTCTAGGCCACATTTCTTCGTCTAATCCAAATGACTTCAGCCTAGCTGCAACGTCTTGTTCAAGTGTAGTGTTACCCAGCTTTTTCATTCTGCGTTTTGGTATGCCAGACGCAATATCTACAAAAGATTGCACAGCAACTTTAGCTGCCGCACGTTCCAATGCTACAGTGATTGGCGCAAGGCCAGACAAGTCTGCGGTAAGGCGTTTTAATTTATTCATCCCGCCAATGGCTTTATCAATAAAGTCGCCCTTACCAAGACCATACATATCTTCAACGCTGTACTTATTCATCGCCTGTTGAATTTTGCGGTCTACACCAGAACCAACAAATGCCTCAATATCTCTAGCCACTAAATCTTCCAGCTCTCCGTTAGCTGTGCGGCGTATCATAGCCCTGAAATCAGGCATGACTCTCATAAGTGCGGTGGTGCCATCAATAGATACGGCGTTTCCAAGTTCTGATATTTGCGCAAATCCAACTTGGTTCATAACGCGAATAAAGTTGTAGTCCATTAGCAACCGAATAACTCTGTTGCCTGTGCTTGACGGGTCGCCAATAAGGGGTGATGTTCTTCCTGATATTAAGGCATATAAAACATCTAGCTTCTCAATGTCCTTGTCAGCTTGCTTTCTTCCAGCAACACCTAGTTTTTTGCCTTCCTCAAGAATATCTTTCTTAATCGCCTCAAAGTCTCCGTCAGAAAATATGCCTTTTTTAGCTAGCGCAACTTTACCCTGCATTGAGTTTATATAGCTGTTTACTACAGCCTCAGTGTCTCGTTCCATAAGGTCTTTGATGTGAAGTGTCTTGCCGTTAAACTCGTCACTAGCACTCATATCAAACTTTAACCTACGCTTGGCTCTAGCTGGCACACCTTCTCTGTCCATGTCTAACTGACTTAGAAGCCTATCAACCCTAGCTTCGTCAAGCAGTTCTTCCTCAAGCAAAATATCTCGCAACGCCTCTTTGTTTGATGTGCTAAATATTCTGGCTAACCCAGCATCCATGCCGATTTCGTTTTTGACAATCTTTCCATACATGCCTTTGGCTATTGCTTCAGCGATGTCATCATCCATGCCACGATTAGCCGAAAGCAGACTGTTTTTCAAAAGCAACTGGACTCTTTGAGTGCCAAAATCTTCTTCTGCCTTGAGAAATCTATGTCCATCCCAAAGATGAGTGAAATAGGTTAAGTCTTCTGGTATATCATCAAACCCCTTTACCCCAGCCCTCTTAGCTTCTTGCAGCATATCCTTGAACAACAGACTTGTGTTTCGCGCTGCGGCAGTCACATTTGCATCCGTTGATGTGCCAGGGGATTCAATTTCATCAGCTACCAGTTTGCCAAACTCGCCGCGCCGTGATTCTAATTTTCTTCCACCATAACTCACGCCGTTAGCTGTTGCCCAGCTATCGTAAGCGTCATCATACTTAACATAAAATTTATTTGACATTACTTTAGTGCCTACCGTCTTAATTAGGTCAGCAGTAATTTCACCAGGTTCAACAGCGTCCTCACCTAATATTCCAGCAATTCTACGGCTAATACCAAGGGTGCTGCTTTTAAGTTGCCCAATCATGTCAAATCGTAGTTTGCCAAATGCTGCAAATGGTTCCGCATCTGCATCATCTATTCTTTCTTGGTTTCCACGGCGAATGTCCATTTCTTGAACAGGACGTGAGGTTGGGTTCTCTGCCGCACCAACGCCAGTGTCAATACCACGGTCAATCATGGCCTGATTTACATCCGCAGCCTGGCCCTCCTCGGCATATCTCATAGTGTTTATTGCCGACCTTTTGTATCGTTCAGCAGATTCCTTGCCAAAGATACTAACCCCAGCACTAACTGCACCACCAAGCAGAAAGCCACCGCCAGCCGCGTACAAAATATCATATGGGTCTTTCATGTTATTCTGAGATACAAGGTAAGACTCGATAGCAGCAGCCGAGGCTGCGCTTGCTGTAGCGTTTCTAAACACTCTCCCCAGCCTCGTTGCCTTGCCTCCCCAAATCATTGGGGCTGCTATACCCTCAGTTGCAATGGTGGCTGCGATGGCTGGCACATCAAGTGTTGCCGCTGCAATCTGCAAACCGACACCGCCCCATCCATATTTAGCAAGGGTTTCTTGATTCTTTATCGACTCTTTGGCGCGGTCGTGCATCTTTTGCAAATGAGGAAGGCTAACCGCATCAGCGACATAATCACGCCTGTCCTCTGGGATGCCTTCTGTGTACTTTTCGATAAGTTCTGGAGTAAGCCTGAAATCCTCACTTGGCTCGTGAGACTCAAGGCCATTAAATATCCAAGACATAGTGTTTTCTTCAGCAAACGCCGCATCAACAGCTTGACCGAAAGTTACCTTTTCGCGTTCTTCTTCGTATAGACGTTCAGCCGCCCGTTCTTCTAAGATGCTGATAGGGCGGTCTACTTGTATTTGCCTTGGGTCAAGTGCCACTCTGCATCCCCTCAAACTCTATAGATAGTTTTTGCAGTTCTTCAGCTTCATTAAGAAGGGATTTGCGCTTTGCAATAGCAGCGTCTGCGGCAGAATCACCTTGTTCTTTTCTAATTTTAGACAAGTTCATCCCAGAAAGTTCGTTTGCTTCCCTACGCAATCTCTGTATTTCTTTTGTGCGCAAGTCTGCATCCGTTAAGCCTCGTTTTTCTAAGTTTTCTTGGATTAACCTCTTATCCTTAGTTTTAACATCGCCTGCCAGTAACCCTTCTAAGTCTTCTATTTTGTAAAGAGGCTCAGCAGCATTAGTGGCGAAAACTCCATTTTCAACAATAATCCACTCATCAGACGTTCCTGTTGTTGGTATCAAAGCAATGTTGTCCAAATCCAAGTCTGTTATTTTACCCAAGTCTCCGGCTGGCAAGGCTTGATTTTTATCAAAAAAATCTTGTGCCGCTAAGTCCACCATACGCTCAATGTCTTTTGGATAACTTTTACGGCGAGGTATGAGTTGCCCACGCAAGTTTATATGTGTATCAGCAATGCTTTTAGCTGCGGCTTTTACTGCATCTTCGGGACTCATTGTACCCATGCTGATGTTTATCTTGCTTACTTCTTCAATACGTTGTCTGATTGATGCACGGTTATCTATTTTTTCTCCAGATATTTGAATTCCAAAGATTGTTGTAACCGCTGCGTCTTGTATAGCGTCTACCTCTTTCTTAACTGATGCGTATCTAGGTTCAATGTCTATACCAGTGTTGAAGGCACGGGTTACTCTATTGATTGCATCCCCTGTATCAACACCGATTGCCTCTAAAGCCATAACAGAGTCAAAATATGCGCGGTCTTCATCTGTGCTGTGGTCAGCAAGAATGCCCTTGCCTCGTGCTTTTACTTGCCTGTAGGCTTCTAAACCCTCTCTTACAGAAGCAACATCTGGGCTTGGGTCGTACAACGCTTCGTTTACCGCACCGTTAATAGTCCCCTTAATTGTTTGGGAGGTCATGTTGTTGCGGGCAAGAAGGTCAAGCTGTTGATTTATGAGGTTTGGCCCAGGTTCTAGCGAAGCAAAAGCCTCATTCATTATTTTTTCTTCTTCATCAGGACTATAGATGCCTTTGAAATTGTCCAACGTGCCAGAATTAAACGCCTTAACGCCAGCATCATGCCGGGCTTGCCTTTGCTGTTCTTGAACTATGCCTGCGGCAGTTGCCGCTGTTGATTTTAATATAGAGTTTGCGGATACAGATGTGTCTGAACTTTCTATAAGAGATGGATTGCCAGCAAAAGTTTCTGTGACCAATGCGTTTGCTGTATCAGATAACAGCCTTGCCTGTTCAAAATTGCCTTCTGATAAAGCAACTTTTGCTTGTGCGTCCATCGTTCTTGCGGTTGCCAAAACAGATGCTTTTGCATCCTCCTTGCCCTCGCTATCATCTGTATTGAACACATCTAAAGAAATGGCTAACGCACCATCCGTGCTTGCATCCTCAAAACCATCCATAATAGATGCGGTATTTGCTGAACGCACCTCTACTTGGAAGCCTTTTTTAATTTTTTCTGCTTCTGATATAAGTTGGTTGCGTCTTCCTATCGGCATATCTTTTGCGCTAAATGAAATTGTATCGCCATTTTGCCTAGTAACGCTAAAGTCTTCTCCAGCCGTGTATCCATCTATTATTTGCTGCGCCTCAGACGACGACATTTCAGCTTCTACAATGGTTTCTAATGTAGATTCATACAGTTTTGTTCCTAAGTTTCTTTTAGCAGTTGCCACATTACCCTTGGCCTTGGTAAGCACACCTGGGTTAAGCGTTTTGTCGTTTTTTAATTCTTGATATGCTTTGTCTGCTTCTGCCGGAGTTTGCGCTGATTCTAACTTTAGATTAAAAGTATCAATCTTTACATTTTGCGCAAATGATTGTGGGCTATAATTTAACCGTCTGTTTTCAGATTTAGCGGCATCAAATACTTTTGCAGCATTAGCTTCCGCAAGCATATAAGGCGCAGAACCTGGTGCTGATGAACGCATGGTTTGCCTGTAGCTATCAAGAGACTTGTTGTCGGCTTCAGTAGCCAATTTTGTGCCTCTATCAAAAGCATTTTTCTGTGCGTTTAGTGAGGCAACCGAAAACTCTGAGTCTATTTGACGTTGAACTAGCCCTAGTCTGCGTTTGCTATAGCCTTTATTCTGCAAAGACTTTAAGTAATCTTCTTTTTGGGATTGCATGTAATTCTTAGCGTCAGTAAAGTTTGCGCTTTGGTCTTCCATTTGCTTTTGCATTGCAAATTCTTTTGCTGCTTCAGACTCCTCTTGCAATATTCTTCTGTCTTCACGGTTGCGTTCCTGTTCAGCCAGCCTAAATGCCATATCACCTAGCTGTTTGCCAAATGCTGCTGTCGCACGACCAGGTGCTTCAAATGCAGCACTACTTGCGCGTGGCCCCAAACTTCCTGCGGCTACATCTACTTGTTGTTGATACACTGGAATTTTAGGCATTATTTACCTCACGACATACCGTATGAAGCGGCTTTTTCAGCCCCAGCTAACAGTGATTGATATGATGCTACTTTCAGTGCGGTTGAACGCGCACGGCCCTCTGCACGAGATAGCGCAGCCTCAGACGCTTTAGCAGTCTGTTCTATGTCTGCTGCATACTGAATGTTAAGGGCGTCCATCTCTGTGTTAAAGTACGAATCAGCCATGGCTTGCAATGCACTGCCAGACATCTGCACTCCAGATGCCGCTGTAGCCACTCTTTGAGTAGCAATGGTGCGTTCTGAAGCCTGACGCATCTTGGCTTCTTCTGCGGTCTTTCTCCTTTGAAGAAGGACAGCTTCATTCTCTGCAACCTGTGCGTTGAACTCAGCAGTCTGCCTAGCTGCCTTTGCTGCCGCCTGGTTGCCCTTATATCCGAGTACAGCTTCAATCATTAGATTACCTTCGCCATGCGATAGTAGTTACTACCGTCTGGCCCAAACTTATACATAACACCTTCATCTTCAAATCCCATCCATCTAGCAAATCTGA